CGCGCCGGGCGGCGGAAGCGCCGCCCGAGGCCGGCGGCGAAACCCGCGCCGACGCCCAGGCGCGCAAGCTCAGCGCCGAGGCCGACATGGCCATCATGGAAGCCGAAAAGATGCGCGGCAGCCTCATCCCCAAGGACGACGTCGACCTCGCGCTCAAGTCCGTCGGCGCCGCGCTGCGCGCCCGGCTCGACGTGCTGCCCGACAAACTGGCGCCCCTGGTGGCGCCCATCACCGACCTGCCCGAAGTGCACGCCGTGCTCTCGGAACATTGCCGCGCCCTGCTCGCGGCCGTGGCGGATGAACTGCAGCAGCAGGAACGGGCGGCGACGTGACGCCGAACGCCAAAGTGGAGGGGGCCGAAGGAGGCTTGCCGACTGAGGCTCCCTCTCGCACGTAGGGTTATGCGGCATGCCTATACGACCTGAAAACAAAGCGCGCTACCCGAAGGACTGGCATCAAATTAGCCAACGCATTCGGCAACGTGCCTGCAATTGCTGTGAGGTGTGTGGCGTCGAGAATGGAGCGCTCGGTGGCCGCACCAAGGATGGTCGTTTTCATGCGGCTCTTCCGATGGGCGAGAAGCTACTACGGCTCGAATGGCCTAAGCCTGGCACCGAATGGTGGTGCGCGGTACCGGATGCGAAAAACGGTGCGGAAATGTTGCGAATTATTCGGATCGTTCTGACGGTAGCTCACCTTGACCACACGCCAGAGAACTGCGAACCGGAGAACCTGAAAGCAATGTGCCAACGATGCCACCTGAACTACGACAAGCACCACCACGCAAAAACAGCCTACGCCACGCGGCGAGCGGGGGCTGTGATAGCAGACATGTTCGAGCCGCATAACGACATAGCTCAGGGGCGCGAGCATAGCGAGCGTACCGCTGAAGCGGAGGGTTAGGCATGAACAGCCACTGCGGGATATGCGACGTTGAACAGCAGTGCGGCTACGAATACAAGCCCTGCGATTGCTGCAACTACAGGAAGTTCAAACCAAAGAAAGGCGACGACAAATGCAAATCAGTGTCAGACGCGCAAACTCAGCCAAGGTGCCGCGTGGTCTCAATAGCGGACGCATTGAGCCGGAGACAAGCGCAATGATTCAGCAAGAGGCCATCGAGGTTTTTACGGTGATGGTGAATAGTGGCCGCAGCTTTCAGCACGCGCTGCAAGCGGTGTTTCTCAGTGGCATGAATGCAGCGCGAGAGGCGATGCGTGATGCCTAACTTAAATTCAACGACATCCCTCCCATGACCCACCTCGCCCACTGCCTCGCTGTCCTGCGCCACGCGGTCGCCCCGCGCCGGGCGCTGTCGGTGTCGCAGTGGGCGGACGATCATCGCATCGTGTCCGGCAAGCAATCGGCCGAGCGCGGGCGCTGGGTGACGGATCGCAACCCCGAGCTGCGCGAGATCATGGATTGTTTCTCGATGAATTCGCGCGTGCGCGATGTCACGGTGATGAAATCCTCGCAGCGCGGCGTCACCGAGGCCGTGGTCAATGTGCTCGGCTACACGCTGGAGCACCACCCCCAGCCGGCCATGGTGCTCATGCCTACGCTGGAGAGCCGCGACAGCTGGAAGGTGCAGAAGCTCAACCCGCTGCTCAGCGAAACCCCGGCCATTCGCAATCTGCTGGGCGGCGTGCGTGCGCGCGACGCGGCCAACCGGCAAGACCTGATCGACTTCCCCGGCGGTGTGCTCTTCCTCGCCGGCGGCAATTCGGCGAATTCCTACGCGCAGAAATCCGTCGCCCTCATCATCCTCGACGACCTCGACCGTTTCCCCGCCGAGATCGGCAAAGGTGACGCAAATGAAGGCGACATCATCACCCTGGCCGAAGGCCGCACCAAGGCCTTCCCGCGCGGGCGGCGCGCCTACATCAGCACGCCCACGGTCGAAGGCGGCTTGATCCACGCGCAGTGGCTCGCCAGCGACCAGCGCGCCTGGCACCTGCCGTGCCCGCATTGCGACGAATTCCAGGTGCTCGAATGGGGCGGCCCCGACGTGCCGCACGGCATGAAGTGGACCACGCTGCCCACCGGCGCTATCGCCCACGTGCGCTACGTCTGCAAGCACTGCGGCGCGGAAATCCAGGAGCACCACAAGCCGCGCATGATCGCGCGCGGCGTCTGGATACCGGCCCACCCAGAGCGCATCACCCATCGCGGCTACCACATGACGGCGCTCACCGCGCCCATCGGCCTCGGCCCCAGCTGGGCCGAGCTGGTGGCGAGCTGGAAGGCAGCGCAGGCCGACACCGCCAAGCTGCGCGCCTGGATCAACACCAACCTCGGCCTACCCTGGAAGGAGCAGGGCGAGGAAGCCGACCCCAACCTGCTCATGAACCGCATGGAAGCGTACCCGGATCCGCTGCCGCCGGCCGTGCGCACGGTGGGCATCGACGTGCAAAAGGCGCGCATCGAGGCCACGCTGTGGGCCATCGGCGAAGGCGAGCAAAGCTGGGCGCTGCGGCATGTGATCGTCGAAGGTGACACCATGGGCCCCGAGGTGTGGGACGATTTCGGCGACGAACTCGACGCACTCGACCCCCACACCGGCGGCATCGACAGCGGCTACGCCACCGACCAGGTGCTCGCCTTCGCCAAGTCGCGCCCCTGGCTCTTCGTCACCAAGGGCATTGAAGGCCGCGGCAAGCCGCTGGTCGAAGACGACCTCGCCCGCCGCCAGCGCCTGCGCAAACGCCGCAAGCAGGGCTTCGCCCCCTTCCTGGTCGGCGACGAAGCCGCCAAGGCCCTGCTGGCGCAGCGTCTCAAGCTCGAACGCGGGCAAGACGGGCAGGGCTGGCCCGGCTACCTGCACTTCCCCAAGGGCGTCGCCGATTTCGACGACGAATGGTTCGCCCAGCTCACCAGCAACCGGCTGGAAGAAAAAAAAGTGCGCGGCAAGCGCACCTTCGAATGGAAGCAGACCCGCGTGCGCAACGAAGCCTACGACTGCTGGAAGTACGCGCTCGCCGGGTATCGGCTCAGCAAACTCACGCCGGGCAGCGTGCGGCGTGCCGTCGCCCGGCCGCAAGCCCCAACCCCCGCCCCGGGTCGCCCGGCCCGGCGGCAAAACTTCGTCAATGGATGGAAAAAATGAGCGCCAAGACCCTGATGATCCGCGACCTCGCCGCCGCCGTGGCCAGCCATCCCCGCATCGAAGCCGCCGTCATGGGCGCCATTCGCGCCGAACTGCCCGACGTGATCGAAGCCATCCTGCGCGATCGCTACCCGGGCGAGCAGGTCAAGCTTTACGTCGCCAAAAAGCCGGCCAACCTGCGCCGCGAACGCGACGCCGCCCTGCGTGCCGAATACACCGGCCACAACGCCCCCGCGCTGGCCAAAAAATACGGCATCAGCACACGCATGGTGTTCCGCGCCGTGTCCGGGGGCAGGCCGCCCCGCTGACAGATTCACCCCGGAAATGTCAGCGCGCCGGGCGGAACATGCGCGGCATGGGAATCCCGACCACCGTGCCTGCCGTCATCACGGCCGGCGACACCCTTGCCTGGACTCGCTCGCTGGCGGACTATTCCGCCGCCGACGGCTGGGTCATCGCCTACCGGCTCATCAACGCCGCCGGCAAGATCGACATCACCGGCACCGCCTCCGGCCAGGACCACGCCGTCAACGTCAGCGCCGCCACCAGCGCGGGCTACGCGGCCGGCGACTACACCTACCAGGAATTCGTCACCAAGGCCGCCGAACGCCACACCACCGCCGTCGGCAGCATCACCATCCGCCCCAATCTTGCGGCACAGGCGGCGGGCTTTGAGGCGCGCGGCACCTGGACCAAGGCCCTGGCCGACTTGCGCGCCGCCCTCGCCACCTGGATCACCAGCAGCGGGCAGGTGGCCGAGTACGAAATTGCTGGCCGCCGCATGAAATTCAGCACCGCCGCCGACATCCGCATGCGCATCGCCATCGCCGAGAAAGAGGCCGCGCGCGAACGCAGCGCCGACCTTGCCGCCCAGGGGCAGGATCTCGGCCGCCAGATTGTCGTGAGGCTCGGCCGTGCGCGCTGAGGGCCGCACCTTCACCGCCGCCGAGCGCTTTGCCGAAGCGCAGCGCCGTGCCGCCATCCCCGGCAGCGTCGTGCTCGACGGCTTCATGCGTCGCCGCGCCGAACAGCGCGCCGAAAAGAAAATCGCCGCCGTGCGCCGCTTCGAAGCCGCCCAGCAATCGCGCCTCACCTATGGCTGGACCACCAGCAACAGCGCCTTCAACGCTGATTTGCGGCTCGACCTCGACGCCCTGCGCGCCCGGGCGCGCGACCTCACCAACAACAACGACTACGCCCGCAAATTCATCGCCATGGTGCAGGCCAATGTGGTCGGCCCCAATGGCTTCACCTTCCAGTCGCTCGCCGCCCAGCCCGACGGCACGCCCGATCGCGCCGACCGCAACGCCATCGAAACCGCGCTCGACGAATGGGCCCAGCCCGGCGAATGCGAAGTCACCGGCAAGCACTCATTCGCCGATCTCTGCCGCCTCAGCATCAAGGCCGTCGCGCGCGACGGCGAGGCCATTTTGCGCCGCGTGCGAAGCCGAAAGTTTTCCTTCGGCTACCGTCTGCAGCTGCTCGACATCGACCGTCTCGATGTGCGCTACAACGACACCGCCCCCAACGGCAACCGCATCGTCATGTCCGTCGAGATCGATGCTGACGGCCGGCCCGCCGCTTACTGGCTGCTCACCCGTCACCCGGGCGACACACAGGTCGCCGGCGCCACCGGCTATGCCGAGCCCCTGAAGCGCGAGCGCGTGCCCGCTGACGACATCTTCCACCTCTTCATCGCCGAACGTCCTGAGCAAGTGCGCGGCCTGCCCTGGCTGCACACCGCCATGCTGCGCCTGCAAATGCTCGCCGGCTATGAAGAGGCTGCCATCGTCGCCGCCCGCACCGGCGCCGCGAAAATGGGTTTTTTCGTCAGCCCCGACGGCACCGGACAGGCGCTGGCCGACGGCAAGGAAGTCGGCGACGACGGCCGCTTCGTCACCGATGCCGAAGCCGGCAGCTTCGAAGTGCTGCCCGGAGGCTACGACTTCAAGTCCTGGAGCCCCGAATACCCCACGCAAAATTACGACGCCTTCGTCAAGCAGTGCTTGCGCGGCCTCGCCTCCGGCCTTAATGTTGCCTACAACACGCTCGCCAACGACCTCGAAGGCGTCAATTTCAGCAGCATCCGCAGCGGCACGCTCGAAGAGCGCGATCAGTGGATGGTGGTGCAGGGCTGGTTTGTCAGCACCTTCCTGCGTCCGCTTTTCATCGACTGGCTTGAAGTCGCACTCCTGCGCGGCGCCATCCTCGGCCCCGGCGGCGCGGCGCTGCCCGCCGGCAAGCGCTACAAGTTCAAGGCCCACGCCTGGCAGGGCCGGCGCTGGGACTGGGTCGATCCCGAAAAAGACATCACCGCCAAGCTGCTCGCCCTGCGCGCGGGCCTCATCGATCCGCAGACCATCGCCGCGCAATCCGGGCTCGACCTTGAAGATGTCGTTGCCCGCCTGCAAATCGCCAACCAGCTCGCCGAATCCGCCGGCCTGCCCGCCTACACCCAGCCCCTGGCGCCGCCGGCACCGCCCGCGCCCGCGCCGGCCCAACCCGACCCGGCGCTGAAAAAAGCCGTCGAACTGCTCAAGACGCAGGCCGCCGACCTCCGCGCCATGGCCATGCGCGAGCCCATGCCCGCGCCCAGCATCACCGTCGCGCCCGTGATCCACACCCCCGAAGTGCGTCACGACGTCACCATCGCCGTGCCCGCCCAGGCCGCGCCCGACGTGCATGTCGATGTCGCCGCGCCGGCCGTCACCGTCGAACCGGCGGCCGTCGAGGTGCGCGTCGAGGCCGTCATGCCCGAGCAGGCCGCGCCGGTGGTGGAAGTGAATATCGAAACCCCCGACGAGATCCGCATCGCCGCCATGCCGGCGCGCGAAACCACAACCCGCATCGACCGCAACCTTGCGGGCGAAATCACCGCCAGCGCGCAGGTCGAGCGCGATATTCAGGAGTAAGCCATGAGCAAATCCAACACCTTCGAAAACGACCTCCTGCAGCTGATCTTCAACAACGTCGACATCGCCCTGATCGGCGATGCGGCCGGCTTGCAGAACAGCGCCACCGCCGGCAGCCTGTATGTGAGCCTGCACACCGCCGACCCCGGCGAGGCCGGCGACCAGACCACCAACGAGACCGCCTACACCAACTATGCCCGCGTCGCCGTGGCGCGTACCGTGGGCGGCTGGACGGTCTCCGGCAACGCCGTCAGCAACGCCGCACTGGTGCAGTTCGCGCAGTGCGGCGCCACCGGCGCCACGCTGACGCACTTCGGCGTCGGCACCGATTCCTCGGGCGCCGGCAAGCTGCTGTATTCGGGTTCGCTGACCTCGTCGCTGGCCGTGTCCTCCGGCATCCAGCCGCAGTTTGCCGCGGGCGACCTCGACATCACGGAAGACTGACCCATGCCCGGCTTCGACAACGCGCGCAGCCTGTCTGCGGCCATCGACGCCGGGCAGACCTGGATCAGCACATTCCGCAAGGTGCCGGCCGCCACGGCCACCATCGCCGGGCAGTGGTTCGATTACGGCTACGCCTCCGGCAACCCGATCCCGAACTACTACGCCGCCAGCCCGCTGGTCGCCGCCACGCTGGAAGCCGACCGCGGCATCATCGTGCCGCGCATGTCGGGCGGCGCGCGCCAGTACCTGCACCGCCTGACCGTGATGTCGGCCGGCGCCACCAGCGGCACCCAGCCGCTTTACCTGCTCGATTACCTGCTCTACTACCCCTTCGTCGACATGGATGCCGCCGGCGAAGACCAGGCGGTGGACAACAGCACCGCGCTGCCGCGCTACACCGACGGCATCGGCGTGCAGATGATGGTCGTCGCGCAATCGCCCACCGTCGGCGGCGGGAAATTCACGATCACCTACACCGACGCCGATGACGTGCAGCGCACCACCACCAGCATGTTTTGCGGCGCGGCGCAGCCCTCGGGCGCCATCGTCAGCGCCGTGCTGGCCACCGGCGGGCTCACGCCCTTCGTGCCGCTGGGAGCCGGCGTCAAGGGCGTCAAGCGTGTCGATTCGGTCAATTTCAGCGTCGCCAACGGCGGTCTGTGTGCCGTTGTGTTGGTGCGCCCGCTGGAAGTCACACAGACGCTGGAATCCGTCGCCGTCGCCGGGGCCGGCGCCGCCGTGGAAAAAGAAGCCCTGCGCCTGCGCGGCGGCATTGTCGAAATCAAGGACGGCGCCTTCCTCGCGCTGATCGGGCAGGGTGTGGCCGGCAGCCTGGCCAGCGCCCCGCTGGTCGGCGCCATCGAGACTATCTGGAGCAACTGACATGGGATTTACATCGCAAGACGACCTGATCAACCAGATCACGACGAACGGCAAATACGGCCGCATCGACTACAACAAGACCACCGCCGTGGCAGGCGTCGCCGGCACCTGGACGGACCTGGGTACCGCCACCGGCTCGACGCCGGCCGACACCTACGCCGGCACCTCGCTGACCTTCGTCGCCACCGACGACACCTACTCGGGCGGCGCCGTCTATCACGGCGGCGACGTCTCGACCGCCACCAAGCATTTCCTCAACGCATCGGCCTCCGTCTTCGCCGCGGCCGGCGCGCCGTGGATTCTGATGTGCGTCGACCAGGTCGGCTACGTGCCGATCACCGGCGCCGATGTCACCGGCACCACCAGCCGCACCATCACAATGACGGCCATCAGCAACACCTCGGCCAAAGTGGACCGCTATGCCAACGGCGCCGGCCTGCGCGCCTATTTCAGCTCGGAAGTGGCGCCCACCGGCGGCGGCCCGAACATCACGGCCTTCACCTACACCAACACCGCCGGCACCACCGGGCGCTTGATGGGCGTCACCGTCGGCTGCGCTGCGGCGGCCGGTGCCGTCACCGGCGCCATCATCCACAGCGGCAACGCCGCCACGCGCTACGCGCCCTTCCTGCCGCTGGCGGCCGGCGACACCGGCATCAAAGACCTGGAAGCCTTCACATTCAGCGGCGGCACGGCCTACACCGGCTCGGGCTCGCTGGTGCTGCACCTGGTCAAGCCGCTATGGCAAATCCCGATCCCGGCTTCCGGCATCCTCTCCGAGCGCGACTTCGTCAATCAACTGCCCAGCCTGCCCAAGATCCCCGACGGCGCCTGCCTGCGCTTCCTGCTTTTCCAGACCGGCGCCACCACCACCACCTCGCCGCTGATCGTCGCGGCCGATTACGCCTATGGCGGCTGATCATGGACAAGGCCATCCTCGACATCGTCAATAATCTCGGGCTCTGGCACGGCAACGCCTACACCCTGGCCGCGCTGGTCGCCGCCGCGCAGCGCGAGATCGACAGGCAGGCGCTGGTCGATGCCGGCTACCCGGATGCCGCCGAGGCGCTGCCCTGATGGCGCTGATCCGCAACGGCAGCCACCAGATCAACGGCCTTAACCGTATTTTCGGGGCGGTCGGCGCCTATGGCCTGCGCGGCAACTTCGACCGCAATGGCGCTTATACCGCCTTCGATTCCGGCCTGCATGCCGTGTCCGGCGTCACCAACCGCAGCAGTGCGCCGCAGGGCGCGCGGCATCCGGTGGCATGGAAGCTGCCCACCAAGGCCGGCGGGCTGGCCAGCCACAACGAGGCCAAAGGCAGCGCCACCGCCACCCTGTCGCTGACCAGCGGCCGCAACATCGCCGCCACCGCCGACGGCGGCAGCACCGCATCGGCCACGCTGCAGCTGGTCGTCAGCCTGCAGGGCACGGCGGCCGGCAGCGGCGCGGCCACCGGCAACGTCGTCGCCTCGCTCTCGGCATCCGGCACCACCGCCGGCAACAGCACCGCCAGCGCCACCGTGGGCGCCATCGCCTGGGCCTATGGCAGCGCCGCCGGCAGCTGCACCGCCACCCTGACCAGCTACGCCACCGGCCGGCTGTACGGCAGCATCACGCCTTACACCGAACTCTCGCCGCAGACCCTGGCCGACGCGGTGATCGCCGCCGCCGAAACCTCGCCCATCGCCGCCGACATCCGCAAGGTGAACAGCTACACCGTGCAAGGCGACGGCCAATCCGGCACGGAGTGGGGGCCGGCCTAAATGGCCTCGTCCTGGCTTGACAGCTGGGGCACGTCCTGGGCCGATGCCTGGGGCCAGCAGGCCACCGACCCCAACGCCCTGCGCGGCACTGCGCACGGCAGCGCCACCGCCAGCGCCACGCCCGGCGCCATCGCCTGGCTGGCCGGCAGCGCGGCGGGCAGCAGCACGGCGCAGGGGTATCTGGAACTGGACGGCGCCGCGCCTGTGCCGACCACCGGCGGCATGACATGTGCAAAACGCCCCTACCGGCCGAAAGAAGAAGACGAAGCCCTGCTGCTGTGCGTGCTGCGCTGACATTTTCACCCCGGAAATGTCAGCGCCGCCTGCGGAACATGGCGGGCATGAATACCAACCCGTCCCGCACTTTTTCGCTTACGCGCGAAATCAGCGTCGACAGCCGCACGGTCGACATGGCCTGCAGTTCCGAGGAGCCGTACGCCCGCTGGTGGGGGGTCGAAATCCTCGACCACTCGCCCGGCGCCATCGACCTCTCTCGCCTGGCCGATGGCCGCCACCCGCTGCTGCTCAACCACGAGACCGACGACCAGATCGGCGTGATCGAGTCGGTCACGCTCGGCGGCGACCGCGTGCTGCGCGCCCGGGCCCGGTTTTCCAAGGCCGTCGAAGCCGACGAAATCTTCCAGGACGTGGTCGATGGCATCCGCTCGCTGGTCTCCATCGGCTACTGCATCGATGAGCTGCAGGAAGAGCGCACCGCCGCCGACGGCACGGTCGAGATCCGCAAGCTCAGTTTCGACGAATTCCAGACCGAAATGCGCGCCCGTCATGGCGACGCATTCGACTACCTCAAGCGCGCCAGCGACGCGCAGGCCGCCGTGGCGGACTCGCAGCCCGTGTTCCGGGTTACGCGCTGGCAGCCCTTCGAAGTTTCCATCGTGGCCATCCCGGCGGATGCCACGGTCGGCGTCGGACGCTCGGCGGGAGCCGCAAGCCCTGACAGCCCCAGCAGTGCCGCAACCCCCGCAGCGCCCGCAATCACCCCCGCCCCGCAACCTCCCCAGGAGAACCGCACCATGAACGCCCCTGCCGCCATCGACGCGCAAGCCGACCAGAAGGTCGCCGCCACCGAGATCACCCGCATCGCCAAGCAATACGCCGACTACGGCGCCGAATCGCTCGCGCTGGACTACATCGCCCAGGGCAAGAGCGTCGAAGAATTCCAGTCCGCGCTGCTCGAAAAGCGCGAGACCGTCCGCAAGCTCGCCGCTTCGTCCGGCGACCTCGGCCTGAGCGGCAAGGAAGCCCAGCGCTACAGCGTGCTGCGCGCCATCCGCGGGCTGGTCGACAAGGATTTCAAGCACGCCGGCTTCGAAAAGGAATGCCACGACGCCATCCTCAAGCGCGCTGGTGTGACCGAAGCGCCGAACAACGGCATCTATGTGCCAGTCGAAGTGCAAAAGCGCGACATGACCAGCGCCGGCGCTTCCGGCTCGCAGTACCTGGTCGCTACTGACAACCTGGCCGGCAGCTTCATCGACCTGCTGCGCAACCGCGCGCTGATCGCCCGCCTCGGCGCCACCCTGTTGCCCGGCCTGCAGGGCAATGTCACCATCCCCAAGCAGACCGCCGCCGGCACCGCCTACTGGCTCAGCAATGAAGCCACGGCCATCACCGAAGGCCAGCCCACCATCGGCCAGCTCTCCCTGACGCCGAAGAACATCGGCGCCTATACCGAGATCAGCCGCACCCTGATGTTGCAAAACTCCCCGGCCGCCGACGCGCTGGTGATGAACGACATCGCCAAGGTCATCGGCATCGGCATCGACCTCGCCGCATTCGAAGGCTCGGGCGCCTCCGGCCAGCCCACCGGCATCAGCAACACCGCCGGCATCGGCTCCGTCACCGGCACCACGCTGGGCGTCGCCGGCATCGTCGAATTCCAGACCGATGTGGCGGGCTCCAACGCGCTGGCCGCCAACTGCGCCTACGTCACCACGCCCAGCGTGGCCGGACTGCTGGCGCAGCGCCAGCGATTCAGCTCCACCGACACGCCGCTGTGGGAAGGCAACATCCTCGACGGCAAGGTGATGGGCTTTACCGCCGCCTCGACGCTGCAGCTGACCGCCGCGTCGATGATCTTCGGCGACTTCAGCCAGGTGGTCATCGGCGAATGGGGCATGCTCGAAATCGCGCTCAACCCCTACGCCAACTTCGCCGCCGCCATCAGCGGCATCCGCGGCATCCAGACGGTGGATGTCGGTGTTCGCGTGGCCGGCGCCTTCAGCCGCGCGACCTCCATCACCTAAGCCCGGGGCAGGGCGGGGCAACCCGCCCTGATCGCACATGAGCCACGTCAACGTCAAGGTCCTGCGCGCCATCTGCATCGGTGGCGAAGCGCAGGCCGTCGGCAAGGTCCTCGAAGTCTCGCCCGCCCTGGCTGCCGAACTGGTGGCGAACGGCAAGGCCGAGAAGGTCGCTGCCGAAGACAAGCCCGCCGCCAAGGCGTCGGCCAAACCGGCCGCCGCCGTCAAGGACAAGGAGCAAAAAGCATGAGCCAGTTCAATTTCCCGCAGGGCGCCACCTGCGTCAGCCTCTCGGCCTCGGCCTCGCAGGCATCCACCGTGACCGGCAGCGCCGTCGATCTGATCGACTACGAAGGCCCGGTTTCGATCATCCAGAACCACGGCACCGGCACCGGCACGCTCGACGGCAAGATTCAGGACAGCGCCGACGGCAGCACCGGCTGGGCCGATGTCAGCGGCGCCACCTTCACGCAATCAACCACCACGGCGGATTGCAAGTGCATCAGCCTGTGGCCGAAGCAGATCAGGCGTTACATCCGCTACGTCGGCACCATCGTCACCGGTCCGCAAAACGTCGCGGTGCAACTGGTCGGCGTCAAGAAGTCCGTCTGACGCATGAGCTACACCGAAGACCTCGCCCCCTTCCTCGCTGACTTCGGCGTTGACGCCACGGTCGGCGGGTCGGCGGTGCGCGGCATCTTCGATAACGCCTTCCTCGCCCAGCTGGGCCTGGTCGGCACCGATCCCCTGCTGCTGTGTCGCACCAGCGACGTGACCAGCGCTACGCGCGGCACCGCCGTCAGCGTACCCGCCGGCAGCTTCAAGGTCGTGCGCAAGGAACCGGACGGCACCGGCATGTCGCGCCTGGTGCTGGAGGCGGCGGCCTGAGCCGCCAATCGCCATGACCCACGCCCGCAAACAGATCCGCGACGCCCTGGTCACCCGCGTGACCGGGCTCGCCACCACCGGCGCGCGCGTGTACGCGCATCGCTACCACGAATTCAACGACGACGAGCTGCCCGGCCTGCGCGTGTATGCAGAAAGCGAAGAAAAGCTCGGCGAGCACCTGGGCGGCCGCCAGCAGCGCCGCATCGTCTTCGTCATCGAAGCCTGCGCCAAGGTGCTGACCACGCTGGAAGACACGCTCGACCAGATCGCGCTGGAAGTCGAAGTCGCCATCGGCGCCGAACAGACGCTCGGCGGCCTGTGCCGAGGCGGCGTGCGCTTTGATGGCATGGGCGACTTCAGCGCCCAGCATGAAGGCGAAAAGCCGGTCGGCGTCTGGCCGCTGCGCTTCACCGCCGATTACGACACCGATGCGGACACCCCGCAGACGATCCGATAGGAGCCGCCATGTTGAAACAAGACCCCACCGCCGCCGGCAAGTGCTACGACCCCGAGACTCATCAGTGGGTCGATGCCGGCGCCCGCCCCGCATCCGCCCCCGAATCCACCCCCGCCGCGCCTGCGGCCGATCAACCCGCCGCCGAGGAGTAAGCCATGACCCGCTATGTAATGAACGATGTCGTCCAGGTGCAGAAGGAGGTGACCTACGGCGCCGACCCCGGCAGCTGGCTCGCCACCCATGCCGTGCTGTGCGGCAACGTCAACTGCAAGCCGATCAACACGAACCGCGCCAAGCGCAACATCATCCGCCCGTACATCGGCTCGGCCGGCAGCATCATCACCAGCGTCTGGAAAACGATTTCGTTCGATGTCGAATACCAGAACGGCGGCACTGCGGGCACCGCCGCAGCATGGGACGCGCTGCTCCAGGGCTGCAACTTCGCCACCGGCTCGCTGCTCACCACGCCCTCGCGCGTCGAACATGCGCTCAACGCCGTGGCCTCGCAGGCATCGCTGACCATTCGCTACTTCGACGATGGCGTGCTGCACCTGATGCTCGGCTGCAAGGGCACGTTCGACATTTCCCAGGTCCCCGGCGAAGTGCCGAAGTTCACCTTCACCTTCACCGGGCTGGACGGCGACGACACCGCCACCGCCAACCCCGCCACTGACTACAGCGCCTACAAGGCGCCGCTGGCCGTGACCGACACCAACACCGGCGCGGTTACGCTGGGCTGCACCTACGCCACCGGCGCGCTCTCCGGCGGCACCGAGTACGTCTCGGGCGGCCTCAACTTCAGCCTTGGCAACCAGGTCAAGTTTGTCGATCTGCTCGGCACCGCCACGCTGCCCGGGCAAAAGGTCGAGATCGTGGATCGCGCCTCTTCCGGCAGCCTCATGCTGGAGCTCACCGCCGCGAATGCCGCGACCTTCCTGGATACCGTCCGCGCCAATACCGCGCAGTCGGTGGGCGTGGTGCACGGCTCGACGGCCGGCTTCAAGATGCTGACCTTCATGCCGGCGGCGCAACTGCTGGAGCCGGACCTGATTTCCAAGGACGGCCGCCGCCTCTACAACTTCCCGCTCGACGTGCAGACCTCATCGACCTCCGGGCTCGACGAGATCAAGATCGTCGCGCTGTAAGCCGGGGAATCGCGCATGACGTTCAAATTGACTCCCGACGCCACCTTCCCCTTCTCGGCGCAGATCCCCAACGGCTCCGCGCCGCTCACGCTCAAGCTGAAGGGCAAGCGCAAGGGCAAGGACGCGCTGGCCGAATTCATCCGCGACGCGGGCGGCCGGGGCGACCTCGACCTGCTCGACGACGCGCTGGCCGGCTGGGACGACGTGGACGCGGACTACAGCCGCGAGGCGCTGGGCCAGCTGCTGGCGAACTACGCCGGCGCCGCGCTGCCGATCTACGTGGCCTACGTGCGGGCGCACACCGAGGCCGAGCGAAAAAACTGATCGAGGCGGCGCGCTACTGGGTCGAAGGCCCCGCGCGCGCCGCCCCGAACCCCGAGGCCCTGGCAGCGATGGGCCTGGTACTGGAAGGCGAACTGCCGGACGAGGATTGCCCCGTCTGGCCCGAAAACTGGCAGGCGGTCGAGGTATTCATCGCAATGGCGACGCAATGGCGGATCTCGGTGGGCATGGGCGGCACGTTTTACGCGGGCCTGGATTACGCCGCGCTGCCGGTGGTCGAGCGCCGCATGGGCGTGAAGGCCGCCGAGCGGGCCGACTGCTTCATGCGTTTGCGCGTGATGGAGCACGAGGCGCGCCGCCGCCTCAATGAGCGGGCCAACGATCGTGGGTGATTCGCAGACCAACATCGTCATCAGCGCGATCGACAAGACGCAGGAAGCGTTCAACTCGATCAGCGCGAACGTCGGCAAGCTGCAGGGCGCCATGGGCGCGCTGGGCGCCACGCTCTCGGTCGGCGCCTTCGTCGCCTGGCAGAAGAGCCTGATCGACGCCGCCGACAATATGCAGGACCTGTCGCAAAAGGTCGGCATCGGCGTGCGCGAACTCGCCGGGTACAAGCTCGCTGCGGAACAGTCCGGCACATCGCTTGAAGCCGTCGCCAAAGGCGTGAAGAAGCTCTCGACCTATATGGTCGAGCATGGCGACAAACTCAAGGCGGCTGGCATCACCGCCAAGGATGCGGACGGCGCCCTGCAGCAGCTTTCCGAAGTCTTCGCCAACATGCCCGACGGCGTGCAGAAGACCGCGCTCGCCACCCAGCTGTTCGGCAAGGCCGGCATGGACATGATCCCCATGCTTAACCTGGGCGCCAAGGGGCTGGCCGAGGCGACGGAAAAATCTTCCGCCTACGCCAAGCAGCTGGCCGAACTCGCGCCCAAGGCCGACAAGTTCAACGACAGCATGGCGCAGCTCAAGCTCAACGCCCAGGGCTTCGGCATGTCGATTGCGTCGCCGATTGTCGACGGCCTCAACAAGATCGCCGACGCGCTGGGCAAGGAATTCGGCGGCAAGGAAGGCAGCATCGGCTACTGGCTGCGCACGCAGGGCGGCAGCAACATCAAGACCGGGCAGCAGATTTGGGACGCGCAACGCGCCGGCACGGCGGCCAGCGTCAAGCCCGCCGCCAACGCCGCCGCCATCCTGCTCGACAAATCCTCCGCCTCGACGGCCAAGGCGGGCGTCGATGAACTCGCCAAAGCCACCGAAGCCTGGCTCAAGTCCGTCGATGCCGCTGCCGACGGCATCGACAAGCAGATCGCCGCGGCGCAGAAGGAACTCGACACCTTCGGCATGAGCCGCGAGGCGCTGGCCGCCTACACGGCACAGCAGACCGAAAAACTCGCGCTCGACAAGGAGCACGAAGCGCAGACGTTGCGCCTTGCTGCCGCCCACGCCGGCCCGCTGCACGGCGCCTACATGCAGGCGGCCAACGACCTCGATGAGCAGGCCCGCAAGCTGCGCCAGGTGGCGGATCTGCAAAAGCAGCTCGCCGGCAAGGAAACCATCGCCGCGAATCTGGAACAGGTGAACCAGCACCTCGCCGATGCGCTCAAGGAAAACGGCGAAGCCTGGAAGAAGTGGGAAGCAGAGCGCCAGAAATCCGCCGACCAGATCGGCGAGGCGCTGGCGCAGTCGCTCATGGCCGGCGGCAAGAATGCGGGCGAATACCTGAAGCGCTACTTCGCCACGCTGGTGCTGCAGCCGGTGATCCAGGGCCTCATGGCGCCGATTGCCAACACCATCAGCGGCGCGCTCTACGGCAACGGCCCGGGTGGCGGTCTGCTCGGCGGCGGCGGTGGTCTCGGCGGGGCGATTTCCTCCGGCAGCAGCCTGCTCGGCGGCTCCAGCCTCATCAGCGGCATCGCCAACAGTTCGCTGCTCTCCGGCAGCGAACTGGGCCTGGGCCTCGATTACGCGGGCAGCTTCGGCATCGGGCAGGGCCTGCTCGATTCCTTCAGCATCGGCGGCATGGCCGGGCTGGGCGCGGCGCTGCCAGGCATCGGCGCCATTCTCGGCATCGGCTCGGCGCTCGGCCTCTTCGGCGGCAACAAGGAAGACCCGCACAACAATCCAGACGCACGCTACATCGTCGGGCGGCTGGGCAAATCCGGGCTTTCTGCGGCGGGCGGCAACCTCGCCCACATCACGATGGGTCAGACCAGCGGCTCGGGCCGCTGGGCCGATTACAGCGCCCTGGCGCAGGAAGAAATCGCTCAGATCGAAAAGATGGGCGCGGCGGTGTTCGCGTCGGGCCGCAAACTGGCCGACATCCTCGGCGTGGATGCCAAGGTGCTGGACGATGTCAGCGTTGAAGGCGAGCGCTTCAAGGATGCCGGCGACATGGTGGGCAAGCTGGGCGATGCCATTGCGCTCAACCTCATCCCCAACCTCGCCGACTTCCAGCAGGCGAGCGAATCGCTGTCACAAGCCGCGCAGCGCGTGGTGGCCGACATCACCGCGCTGGATACAATTGCCAAGGCCAGCGGGCGCAGCTTCGGCGGCAACGTCGCCGACCGCGCCGGCTATGCCGAGAAGATCGTCGGTGCGGCGGGCGGCAGCGGAGCGCTCAACAGCTACTACAGCAATTATTTCAGCGCTGAGGAACGCCGCAGCCTGATGGCCAAGTCGCTGGGCGAACAGTTCAGCGCGCTGGGGCTCGACATGCCCGGCACGCGGCAGGAATTTCGCGACCTGGTCACCAGCCTGATGGACGGCGGCGACGCCACCGCCAGCCTGGCCGGCAAGGTGCTGGCGCTGGGCGACGCCTTCGCCAGCGTCGCCGATGCCGCGGAGGCCGCTACCGAAGCCGCGATGCAGAACGCGCAATTCACCCGCGCCGGGCTCACCGTGGGCTTCACCACGCTGTCCGACGGCATGCTGGGCCTGCCCGACCTGACTGCGCACGCCAATGGCGGGCTTGCCTCCGGCTGGTCGCTGGTGGGCGAGCGCGGCCCCGAGCTGGTCAATTTCAGCAGCCCCGGCCGGGTCTATACCGCCAGCGAGACACGGCAGGCGCTGGGCGGCAGCACCGACCCCGCCCTGCTGCGCACCATGCAGGCCATTGAGCGCCGGCTGGTCGAGCAGTCGCGCTATCTGAAAGCGACGGCGGACGCCACCAACGGGCGCGGCGGTGCGCCCATGCTGACCACGGCGGGCTGACATGCGCGTACTCGTTCCCCTCTCCATCACCGACAGCATGGTGACCACGCACGCCATCAGCGAGCCGAATACCGGCGAGACCGCCTGGGTATCGGCGGCCTCGGTCACACTGGGCGATCTGCGCATCCGCAGCACCACGCACCGCGAATACAAGTGCCTCATCACGCACACCGGGCGCACCGTGCTGCCCGAGAACGACCCCGATTACTGGGAAGACATCGGCCCCACCGACCGCTGGGCGCAGTTCGACGCCGGCAGCAGTGCGCAGACTTCGACCGTCACCACCATGACTACCGTGGTGCGCCCCGGCTTCATGAACGCGATCTGCCTGTATCGGCTGACCGGCGCGAACATCAGCGTTACGGTGAAAGACGCGCCCGCCGGCAGCGTGATCAAAAGCTACAGCGGCGCGCTCGACGGCCCCTACATCGACTGGTACGAGTGGCTGTTCGATCCCTACCGATACACCACCAAGCTGGTGATTGACACCATCACGCCGTATCCCGACCCCGAAGTGACCATCACCATCACCAACACCGCCGGCCAGCCGGTGGGCTGCGGCGGGCTGCTGATCGGCGATCTGCGCACGCTGATGAGCGCCGGCACGGGCGGCACTGAATTCGGCGCGAAGGCCGAACCCATCGACTACAGCTACGTCAAGACCAACGACTACGGCAACACGCTGATCCAGCGCCGTCCCACCGGCAACGATCTACGCGTCTTGGTGTGGCTGGCGCAGGCCGACGCCGACTACGCGCTTTCGGTCATCCAGGCCGTGCTGGGCACGCCCACCGCCTTTATCGGCACGACCTATTCAGGCTATGACGGCCTCAATGTCTGCGGCCTGGTCAATGCCAGCCTCGACTACGCCAGCAGCGGCCACGCGCTGCTTGATGTCAACGTGAAAGGAACTGTATGAGCCAGACCGCCCCCACCGCTCCATCGGCGGCACCCACCGCACCCGACAGGGCTGACCGTGCCACATTCTCAACCCGCGCATCGACATGGGCGGCTGGGCTAGCCACGGTAATTTCCGATATGTACGGCTTGGCGATCAATGCCTACAACAACGCCGTCGATTGCTTCAACAACGCGGTGGCCGCAGCGGCGAGCGCGGTACAGGCAGCGGCCAGCGCCTCGGCGGCGGCGGCCTCGGCAGCCTGCTCGATCTGGATCAGCGGCACCACCTACGCCATCGGCGACGTGCGCTTCAGTCCGAGCAATTATCAGAGTTACCGGCGCAAGACGGCCGGGGCCGGCACCACTGATCCGGCCTTGGACACGACCAACTGGCAACGTCTGCAAACCGGCCTCGGCCTGGGCGGCTCGGTCATCACCGGCGCGGTAACGTTGACCAACACCAGCAACGGGGCGCAGTTTGTCACCCCCACCGGCCCCGGCCTGTACGCCACGCTGCCCGATGCCACCACGCTCAGCACGGGCGATGGCCTTTTCACCTTCTACAACGCGGGCGACTACGACTACGGCGTCAAGAACAGCGCGGGGACCATCCTCGGCTGGATCAAGCCGCGCACTGGCGGTTCGTTGGCGCTGGCGGACAATTCGACCGCCGCAGGAAGCTGGGCACTAGATGGCTTGAGCAAGATCGGCGTGACCATGCTTTACAACGCCATCACGCTGGCGAACATGGGCGCGTTTATTCAGCGCGTGGGCATTGATGCCAACCGCGATCTGATCCTGTTCGGTGGCACATCGGTCTATGGGATGGTGTTTGACAAATCGACGGGCACGCTGGGATCGGCCACACTGATTCGATCCGGGATTGCATCGGGCGCTTTCACCGCATGTCTGCAAACCACCAATCAGGTTCTGGTATGCAGCAACGACAGCACGACCGGCTTCAACGCGGTGATTCTCTCCGTCAGCGGCACCACGATCACGGTGAACACCGCCGCCACGGCGGTACTGGCCGGGAATTGGGCCAGCTTCGGTCAGGTCATCATGGTCGGCACCAGCGCGGTGGTCAGTTATGGTCGCCAGACCACGGTGACGGCCATCCGCGCTATGACGGTCAGCGGCACCACTGTGACCATCGGTGCAGAATCGGCGCTGGCTCCTGCTGTGCAAACATCGGCCTACCTGTTCGTCAGCGGCTCGGTGGTGAGAACCCTGACCATCGACGGCACCACGCTTTATGCCCGCCCCTACACGGTGAGCGGTAGCACGCTGACGCTGGGCACGCAGGCCACCACCGCAGTGACCAGCGCCGCCGCACCGCGTGTCACGCAGAACGGCAACGGCAATCTGGTGGCGACTTATCTAAACACCAACCATACCGCCGCCGTGATCAAACTCACCGGCACCACCGAGGCCATTACTACGGCATCCCTTGGCGGTGCCGCGCCTTCCGTTCCAGCCGTTGCGGACAGCATCGCAATCGCTGCCGGGAAAACTCTGTTTGTCTGGCACGCGGGAAGCACCAATTGGTATCTCAACATCCTCACCGACACCTCCGGCACGGCCAGCGCCGGCACGGCGGTAACGGTGGCCACTGCCGGCAATGTATCCGCCGTCACCGCCCTTAGTTCCGGTAGCAACATCGTGCGCGTGGGAGCAAATGAGGCGACCCGGAACACGCACGCTAAAGTTGACTGCTCAGGCGCATCGCCGTCGATACTGTCTGCACAGGCGATCAACAACGGGAACGGCATGCTCCCGGCATTTCAGCCCTCTGACGTTTATGGCAACCGTTTTTACACATCGTTGCTGGCTGGGGCGTCCGCCTATCAAGTCGCAGGGGGAAGTTCAGCGGCATCACTGGTCGAGAACGACATCGGATTCCAGTTTGAGCGTGTCCTGCCGGTTCTGACCGGCGCAGGCTGTGCCGGGGCCAGCAATTCCGAATCCTATGCAGGGCATGTGTACAACAGCAGCACCACCGGCATGTCGATTTATAAACTGGAGGCGGCAGCATGAAGATCATTGTAAGCACACTCGCCGGAACGCTCGGCCCGTTCGCGGATGTGACAGAACACGAAAACCACATCGAGGCGGACGGTGCAATCTATCCGCGCACCGTGCTGGGCAGCGCCACGGTCGAAGACCAGGGCGACTGGCAGCCGCCCGCCGCGCCGCCCGTGGTGCCCGAATCCGTCAGCCCGCGCCAGATTCGCCAGGCGCTGACGGCGCTGGGGCTGCGCAGTGCGGTCGAAGCCGCCGTCGCTGCGGGCGACCAGGACCTCAAGGATTGGTGGGAATTCGCCACCGCCTTCGAACGCGCCCATCCGCGCGTGGTAGCGATGGCGCAGGCGCTGGGTGTCAGCAGCGAGGAACTGGATCAGCTCTTCATCATGGCGGCGGGGCTCTGATGGCCCGCCTGAGCGCCGTCGATCTGCTGCCCGATGTCTTCGAGGTCGAAGACCAGGGCGCGCTGGGCAGTTGCACCGCGAACGCGGGCCTCTCCGCGCTGGAACTGATGTACAAGCGCGCGGGAGACCCGCAGGACTTTTCGCGGCTCTACCTGTATTACTGGGAGCGCGCGAACATGGGGCTGCACGGCGACACGGGCGCGGACCCGGTGCAGATCACCCGAGTGCTTGCCGAGCGCGGCGTGTGCTTGGAGGCCACCTGGCCCTATGATCCGGCGCTGCTCGACGTGCCGCCTAGCGCGGCTGCCGAAGCCGAGGCGGGGCAGTACCGCATCCACGGCGCGGAATTCATCCAGCTCGCGGTGGCCGATCTCGACACCATCATCGAGCGTATCCGCGCCAGCTTGTGTGCCGGCATCCCGGTGTTGCAGACCTCGCTGATCCTGCGCGACTTTATGGCGCTGAAGGATCAGAAGGACTGGCGCACGCAGCGATTCAGCATGACGACCAGCGAGATGAATGTGCCGCTGGGCAGCCACGAAACGCTGATCATCGGCTATGACGATTCGGTGCAGATGTTCCTGTGTCAGAACTCCTGGGGCCCGGACTGGGGTGATGGCGGTTTCTTCGGCGTGCCCTATGCCTACATGGGCAATGCGTGGATCTCGCAGCTTTGGTTCCTCACCGATGCCGGCGTGCGGGCGATTGCCGTGCCCGATCCTGCGCCTGCCCCGATTCCGGCACCGTCGCCGGTGATCGTGACGCCTGAGCCGGTGATTCCACAGCCGCAGCCGTTGCACAGCACTGCGCCTGATGAAGCGCGGAAGCTGCTGACCATTGTCGCAGTGGTGGGCTTGCTGGCGCTGGCAGCCATGGTTTTACTTTGACATCGCCGGCAAAGACCGGAGAAGGGAAAAAGAAATGATCGAACCCGCAACGCAAACCGCTGGGGCTGCTGTGGCCGCCGGCACGGCGGTGACGCTGGCCGCGGCCCCCACGATCAGCGCCGCGCTCGGCGTGCCGCTGGACCTGGTGGTCTGGGGCGCGGTCGGCGGCCTCATCGCGCTGATTTACAGCGAGCCGAAACAGCCACCGCTGGCCGGCATCCCGCTGGTGTTCCATGCCGCCGGGCGGCTGTTTTCCGGCGCGGCGCTGGGGGCGGTGCTGCCTTCGGCGCTGCTGCCGGTCGCGGCCGCGCACATCAGCGGCCTGGGCGATGGTGCGCAGCCCGGCCTGCGCATCGCGGCGGCGGTGCTGGTGGGCGTGGGCACGGCGCTGATTCCCGACGCCATCGCGGCGGCGCGGCGCAAGCTGGGGGGCGTGCAATGAACTGGATGCCGGCCCTCATCGCCCTCATCATCGCCGCGCCCATCCTGACCCGCTGCGCCTGCGTGGCTAGCAAGGTGAGCGGGGCGCAGTTCCGCGAAGATCGCGGCCACGGCCACTGGCACGGCTTTGCGCTGTCCTTCGTGGCCCTCGGCGGCGCGGCGGGCTGGACGGTGATCGAGATTTTGCACACCGGCGGCACGCTGGCGCTGTGGGCCTTCCTGATTGCATCGGCAGGGCTGGTGGTGTTCGATCCGCGCAGGGTGCGGCTGTGATTACCCTGGCCGACTTCTACATGGGCCGGGACAAGCAGTACGCCGCCGAACTGACCGACGAGATACGTCGCAACGCCGAGCAGACCATTCAACGGGCGAACTTGCTCCTGACCGAATTCAAGGCGGCGACGGGCGACACGGAACAGCGGCGCGTAAATTCAGGATGGCGACCCGCTGCCGTCAATGCCAGCGTCCCGAATGCGGCAGTCAGGTCGAAGCATATGACGGGGCAGGCCATCGACATCAGCGACCCCGATGGCGATCTGGACGACTGGTGCACTACGCATCAAGTCACGCTGACCAGCATCGGCCTGTGGCTTGAACATCCTGCAAGCACAAAGGGATGGTGCCACGTCCAAATTGTCCCGCCGAAATCCGGAAACCGGGTGTTCTATCCATGAGCCTGCCTGTCCGCCTGCTGCTGATAATCGGCCTGTTGGCGCTTGGATTCGCCGCTGGCTGGCGCGTGTGCGACTGGCGCAATGATGCTGCCCAGCTACAGGAAGAACGGGAGGACAGGGCGCTTGCGAAGGCCCGGCAGGTCTTTACCGACCGCCTGGCGCTTCTGCTAGAACACCAGCGATCCGTAAAGGCCGACAAGGATCGAACTATCATCAAGGAGGTTGTCCGCTATGAATCGCTTACCCCTGCTGATCGCCGCTGTGCTCTTGACGGCAACTGGCGCATGCTCCACGACGCCGCCGCAACGGGAACCCCTGCCGACCCCGCCGGCTTGGCTGCTCGAACGGCCCCGCCCATTACAGACGCTGCCGCCCTCGAAACAGTCGCCGGCAACTACGAAGCCTGCCGGGACTACATCGACCAACTGAATGGCTGGAATGATTGGTGGGGCGGGGTGAAGCGGTGATTTGCGGAACTTTTTTCGATTTTCGGAACTAGGTTAGTATCCGCTTCCCCGCAATCGTTGGTGCCCAGGAGAGGACTCGAACCTCCACGGAGTTACCCGCTAGTACCTGAATGTATGGCTGAACGGCTCAATGGTGCGGGTATAGCCCCGGTTCATGTTCCGCAAAATCAACCCTTGGCAGGCCCATTTGGTGCGGGTGTTTTTGGGATTGCGGAACTGATGTCTGCCCGCCTTGATCGGGTGTAATGCTCGGTCATCACGACGGACGCATGCCCTGCCAGACGTTGGGCGGCGTCAATACCTTCCAGCGCCCGCTCTCGGCCGCGCTTCATGGCCTCGATTCGCTCTGCCTGCCTCTTGGTTACTCGATACATACCTTGCACGCTCCGTTCACTTAGTGTTATACGGCTTCAAGTTCCAGCACCTGCTGCGCTATCCGCCGCTCTGCAATCGCGCAGTATTCCGGGTTCAGCTCGAACCCAAGGAACCTACGCCCCAGTTCCTTTGCTGCCTTTGACGTCGTTCCGCTCCCCGAGAACGGGTCGAGCACAACGTCGCCGGGGTTGCTCCAAGATGCAACGCAATCGCGCGCCAGTGCTTCAGGGAATGGCGCCGGGTGCCCCGGCTTATCGTTGCCGGTCGAGTACCACCAAATGTTCCGCAACAAAGATTCTTCGTTGTACTTGCCGGGGGTATTCATGTCGCCTTGTGTTTCGGCGTCTCGCCAGTAGCGGCGAGAGGTGTTCGCCTTCCCGCCGTGCAGCGTCTTTTGTTTCAGCGGGTTCCACGCTTTCGGCGAGCCGAGGGAAAGAACAAACAAGTACTCCCATGCCTGTTCGTAACGGTTGTGCGTCAGCGGCGGCTTGTCGCTCGCGTAAATCATCGTGTCGTGCAGGTTCAGGCCCAAGCGTTTGAAGTGCAGCGCCTGTTCCATGCTGCTGCCGGTTTCGCTGCCGTCCTTCGTCGCGTCGGCCACTACCCACACAATCACGCCGCCCGGCTTCAGCACGCGCTTCAGTTGCCACGCCACGCCGAAGAAATCCCACGAGTGTCCGCCGTAGGTGCGCAGGTCATCGTATGGCGGGCTTGTCACCACCAAGTCAATGCACTCTCTCGGCAGCTGCCCGAGAAGGTCGCAGTTGTCGCCGCAGTGAATCTTGTCCAGTTCGAGCATGGTCACTCCGTATTGTCGCCAGCCGTATAACCCGGCAGTCCAGCGGACGCCGTGCCGGCGCCGCTGACTTTTGAGTTGGGCGTCGCTCTCGTGACGCTGCGGATGGCATCGCGTATTGGCGAGTTCTCGTCCAAAATTTCCGCAGGCGAGTGCGAATCAAGCGCTACCTCTATCGCCATTAAAATGCCCATGAAGCCTACGGCCTTATCTTCAAGCTCCTGTATCAAGTCTGCCGCTTGGGTAAGCATGTGCGGTTCCCTGTCGCCTCCGCGCGCAAATTGTCCGTTGCTATATTGCGCACCTTGGTATCGCAAGCGTTTCTTCAAAGTTTCATTGTCGAGTTTCATCTCTTTCCCTCTCTGCCCAACTCGTCCATCGAGAGGGAAGCTCCGCCATTCGGCTCCGCTCCCCTCATGTTTGCGTTAATCGAGGAAACTCCCTCACTCTCAGCCATTGTCGTTCTCCTTAATTAAGTTCGGGCGCCGGCTTACCCTCGGGAGGTGAAGCGAGGCGGCGCCCTTTGCCGATGCGGTAGCTGCCTTCGCCGTCGCCGTGCCAGGGGCGACCATCGGGGGCGGTGAGCAAGCCGCCGAGCAGGGTGTCGGCTTTGGTCTTGTAGGTGCCGGGGCGACCGAGTTCGAGGCGGGCCAGCAGGATCTCGGCTTCGTCGGTGGTGATGAGGGCGGGGTGGGTGTCGTACTGGATCAGCCAGTCTTTGCGGGGGCGGCGTTTGCTGCCAGGGGAGGCCTGCCTGGTGCAGCGCGAGCAGGCGATTCTCAACCTTGACGCGACGGGCAAGGCTGTCGGGGCAATCGAAGCACCAGACAATCAGGCGGTATTTCCAGCGGATGAGCCAATGCTTCATGGCCAGAAATTAATGATGGCCCGCGTCCATGCGCCGCAGTAGAAAACGCTGAGCAGGAAGATGCCCCATTGTTTTTTGCGATGGGTTTCGTAAAGCCAGAAGGGTTGCCCGATGAGGCCGATGAGGGCGGCTTCCAGCAGGCTATTGCAACCGATGAGCCAGACGGAGGCCAAGGATGTGAACAGGATGATGGCCTGGATCATGCCGCCGGCTCCGGCAACGCCGGCAACAGGTTCGATGCTTGGGCATGTTCGAGAATGGTTTTTCCGGTCGGAAGAAGCAGTTGCCCGAGGAAGGCGCCCTCGAACGAGAGGATGCCGCATTCGACGGCGGTGATCTGGCCCTTGATCCAGTCGCGCAGAATGGAGCAGGTGGATATTTGCGCCTGATCGAGGGCGCGGCGTTGATGCTCCTGTAGAGTGCGACGATGGCGGCTGGGGTTATAGGGGTACTCGCGCAACCAGGCCGCGGCATAGCCCTTGACGCTGCATTTGAGGCTGACATCCCGGCTGCGATAGCTGAACTGGACGATGATTTCGCCGGCTTCGTTGTCCGTCATGGTGCCGAAGCGTGAGCAACCGAAGCGGGTGAGAATCTTGCGGATGTCGTCGAGCGCGGCGTGGCCGCTGGTGGCGTTTTCGTAGGGTAGGGTCATTCCAAAATTTCCCCTTGTTTGTTGGTCCATCGATCGCAAACAGCGACCGCGCTGGTCTTGAAATCGTGGAACTTGCACCAGGGCGGACTTTTTCTGGGCAAGCTGTTCATCAGGAAAAGGCCTGGTCGTTTGTAATGGACGCAGGTCTCGCATCGCGGCACGTCTCGTTCATAGCGGCATTTGTTGCGGAGCTTGCTGATGGCACTCAAGCCGGCCTCCGATATATTTTGCTGAGATCACCGGCGACAGTATGGCCTCGCTGCATCAGGACCTTGGCGATTCGGGCGCAGTCGGTGTGCCCGTGGCTGGCCTGGCGCAGCAGGCCGAAGTAGCTGTTGGCGCGATGTCGCAAAGGGTTGGCGTTCATTTCGTTTCTCCATTGCGTGAACGTAACGGCGTCGTCAAGGCATCCTCATCACTCCACCCAAGATAGCGGCGCTGATTGATGGTGTTGGCTGATATGCCAAGACGGGCCGCCCATTCGCTGACGCTTCTGGTTTCACCGTGCAGGGTCATGCTGACGCGATGGGAGGGGCGGTTACGGTTCTGGTCCGACTTTGTCGCCCAACGGCAATTGCCCGGCTCATAGCCGCGCGAGTTATCTATTCGATCAAGTGTCTGGCCGGCCGGGCACTCACCCATGTCGGCATGAAAGTATTCAAATTGTCGCCACCGAGCGCACACGGTGATGCCACGTGCGCCGTAGTACTTATAGTTGGATGCAGAGGGTATCTGGCAGCGCTGCATCATTGATTTCCAGCGCGAATACGTTAGCGTTCCGTGCCAGCCATGCTTTAGGTTGCCTTTGTGATTACTCATGGCTACCGCTCTTCTTCTCGTCTCGCATGCCAGCGATTGCGGCGTCAACGATGGCCGATGACATCTCCAGCAAGTACTGAACTGCCCAAGCGGCGTTGGAATCTATCTCCTCGGCCATGCTGGTTGCGACGCCATTGGCAGAGGCAAGCATGCAGGATGCGATTTGCAGCGCCTCGTCGACATCGAGATTGCCATTGACGGCAAACAAAGCGTCTTGCTGTGGGTTGCAGGAGAAGAAGGTGTGGAAGCGAGTCTTGCGGTTGCGTGCCGTGTTGGCACCGATGGCGTTGCTCATGGTATGACTCCCGTTCAAGCGTTGAGTCCGCTTCCCACTTCCAAATGGGGGGCGGACACTGGACGGGTTGGAAGACCGGGAACGGCAACCGGCGAGCCTTTCGGCTCCCCGCCCAGGCCGCCCGTAATCGGGCACACCAGGGCGCAAAAAAGCCGCACTGCTTTCGCGTGGCGGCTTATGGCCACCGTTCATCGGGCTTCCAAACCCGGCTGCCGAACCTTCGGCAGCGGTCGCAGGATATGCCCGACAAGCAACGGAAGTCAAGTGCATGAGTGAAATAGTGAGTCGGCCATGCAACAGACCCAGCTGGGAAACTGCGCCGGACCATTCCACGCAGTGCGGTAAATGCGGGGCGGTTTCCGTGTTGCGCATGGCGGTGGTCTTGTGGGCCAGCGGCACGACCAGATTGATGAATCGCTCAGTCATGGCGGCCGTGACTGCCATGAAGCGGGCGAATTGCGGCGCGTCGCCACCCGTTGGCCTGCTTGCCGATGCTCTGCGTGAATTGCACAGCCTTGGCATATTGACCGACCGAAATCAGCCGCTTGTCCTTGGCCAGCCGCAGGAGCAGCTCGGCGACCTGCAGGCGCTCAATGAGCGTGTCCAGGTGCGGGGCCTTCTCCTGCGAGGTATTGGCGCGGAACACAAGCGTGAGAATCTCGATGCACTCGTCGCGGAGCTTGCCGCCGATGGACTGTTTGAAGTCTCGGGGCATGTTCTTGGCGAGATCCACGATCACGTCGAAAAGATCGTAAGCGGCTTTGTAGATCGGCAGGGTGGTGTGTAGTGCCATGCGGATTCAAAAGGGTTAAATCACTGAATTTCTAATCTGCGGACGGCCCGAGCCCTGTTCTGGCTGGTGGTGCCCCAGTAGTACTGGCCGCCGCCGTCGAAGGTCTGACCCCAGGCATAGTCAGAGTCCGAGGCGTGACGCTCGCCCGACAAGTACCAGCGAGGCTGGAAGCTCTCCTTGAGGTTGGCGAACAGCAGCGATTGCTCGCGGCGCGTGGGCAAGGTGCCGCCCTGTTTTTTGGCCCAGGCCTCGGCCTGCTTGAAGGTGACCTCTTCGGCTTCGCCCGGCAGCAGGATCAAATGATGATCGGGTTCGCCGTTCTTCCCGAGGATGAGGCCCGCGTATTCCTCCCCGGGTTTGAGGTTATCGGCCAGCCATTGTGCTTTGCTCATGCGTGTGCTCCTTGAATGGATGAAGGATTAAATGGGCAATCTGCGGACGGCCCGAGCCCTGAGTTGGCTACCGGTGAGCCAGCCGTACCGGTAGCTCTGGTTGCCGCCGCCGAAGTGCTGACCCCAGGCAAAGTCAGAGTGCGAGGCGTGCTGGGTGCTGCTCCAGTAGAAGCGGTCGTCGAATGCCTCGGCACCGCCGGCCTTGAACAGTTCGGCCTGCGTCTGCACGGGAAAGCCCGGCGTATAGGGTGGCGTCGGTTCGGCGGCGTTGAGGTTGATGCCGCTCCGGGCGTAGCAATCGTTCGGCTGGGTGCCGGGTTTGAGGTTGCGGTAGAGCACTTCGAGTTCGTCCAGGCTGGGCAGATACCAGTCGTCAAACTCGCCGATGCGCAGGGCGCGGATGCGCTGCGCCAGTTCGCTTCCGGCTTCGGCCATGGCGTTGGTGTTGGTGAGCCCGTCGTGATATGACAAGGCACCTGGCACGGCCTTGTAGTTGGGAATCCAGATCGTTGCATCGATCTGCCCTTCGGCCTTCGGGGCGACGATGAGGGCGAACATCTGCCCATCGATGCGGATGCGTCCGCCGTAAAACCCGCCGGCCATGGCGGTGCCGAGGATGGGGGTGGTTTCTGAGGATGCGGGGGCGTTCATGGGGTGGTCCTTTCGTGTGTTCAGGCCGCGAGGCGGCCGGTGTTGAGAAAATCGGAAACCACCCGGAAGCCGGGTAGCGGAATGCGGGGCGTGGTGGCGGCGCTGGCGAGCAGCCAGGCGTCGATGATGGGGTGGTTGAGATTGGGCGGCGCGGGGGGTGCGGCGTGGTCGAGGTTGAGTTCGGCGAGGCAGGGCGCGAGCGCCGGGGTGGGCAGGTAATGACGCAGGGTGCGCTGGCGTCCGTCGGCATTGATGCCGCGCCGCAGCCGCACCTGGATGACGCGCGCGCTCAGGGCGTGCTTGAGGAGCGGATTGATATTGCTGGCGCACAGGTCCAGCGTTTTTGCGATGTCGGCCGCGGTGAGTCCGCGTTCGCAGGCAGAGGCAATGAGTTGCAGCACGCCGGTGACGGCGCTGCCGGGTTTGGGGCGATAGGGTCCGGGGTGTTTTCTGCTCATGGCCGCGCCCCATTGATCGCCAGCGCGGCAAGGGCTTCGTCCCAGCGCTGAATGGCGTCGCAGGCAAGATCGGCCTCGCGCTCGATGCGCTTGCGCAGGTCGGCATATTCGCTCACGTCAATGCGGAATTCATCAAGCGCCTCGCTCAACAATTCGAGCCGCTTGTTGGCCCACCACAGATCGCCGCGGGCCTGGGCGCGGAGAAACAGGTAAAAGAATTTCATGCCTCCCTCCGCTTGGTGCGGTCGACGACCTTGATCACCACCTCGCGCCACCCGGGCGGGATGACGGGGCTGACGACCATGCGCCGGCCGTTGTGGATGAGGTGCATGCCGCGCGCGTGGGCGGCGCGGACCACTTCCAGCTGCGGCATGTCGTCGGACGGAATTTCGAAGAGGGTGGCGGTGATCATGCCGCTGCCCTCCCCACCGCATGCGCGGCCACTTCTTTCGCGTGCAGATCCCGCAGGTTCGGGATGCCCTTGCGCACGGCCATATAGGCCAGCGGCTTGTGCGTGGCGAGCAGGTCGAGCCAGGTGTTGGTGGTGTCCTGCAGGGCCATGGCGGCGGCGGGCAGCTCGTCGGCCTGGGTGGGGTCGGTCAAGCAGCGCAGGATGGCGCTGAGGGCGATGGTGATCTCGCCGGCGGCAAGTTGCAGCTGGACTTCGGGCGTGTTCATCAGGGCTCCAGGGCAAGGGTGGATGGGGCGGGCTGCCGGCGCCGCAGGTGCGTGGCGAGGCAGCGCAGGGCGAGGGCGAGCAACGGATCGGCGAGCGCGGCATAGAAACTGATGCCGGCGGCGCGGTAGCGCGAACGCTGCCAGGCGGTGCGCAGTTCGTCGCGGGTGAGGTCGGCGGGGATCACTTGATCACCTCGAAGCTTTCCCGGACGCGGACCGGGGTGAAGCGCCATTTCTTCAAATGGTCGGTGCGGTCGTGAAACTTTTTGCGCTCTTCCTGGCACCAGGCGGCAGCCGTCTTGCGCGTGGTAAAGAGCAGCGCCCGGGTGGGTTCGCCGGGGTAGCGGGATGATCGTGCGTTGGGCTCCCAGCCCGAAAAAAGCAGTTCGGTGTTGCCGTCGGTGCCGGTGAACTTGACGCCCCATTGCAGGCGCGAATGCCAGGGGCGTTTTTTCACGACGCTCATGGCGCCACCTCGGCGGCGGTGCCTACCGGCTCACGCTGGGCGCGGCTTTCAAGCTCGCGGCGCTGGGCTTCGGATAGCTGCCCGGCGACCCAGCAGGCGCCGCAGATGTCGTCAGTGGGGCCGTGTCCCGCGTCGCCGCTGTGCATGGGCTGGCGGCAGGCGGGGCAGGCGCGCAGGGTTTCGTACATCTTGCCTCCTTCGCCCCGTGAGGTGGGGCGTCAGAAACATTAAACAATATTTTGTAAATCTATGTCAACAGTTTTTTGTTATTGATTGCCGAGCGCGATTTTTTTGGAGGAATCGGCAGGCATCCCGCTCGAATTTGTCTTTGACCAGGCTGGCGGGTTTGGTCTGCCATTGCATGTTTTTGGGCACGTCAGGGCCGCCCATGCAAAGGGGGATGATGTGGTCGACGATATACCCGGGGCAGCGCTTTTCAATGTGCTGGGTGGCTGGGCAGGGGGTCTGTTTCTTAAACTGTGAAACGGCGGCACCGGTGCGGGGAATGCGGGCCGCCGCCGGGCAGGCGATGGCGAGGCTAAGTAAAAAGCTGGCCGCAATGGCGGCATGCCTGATCATATAGGCCGGTGCTTTTTGCGCAGCTTGGGCAGTTTTTAGGGGCATATTTTCGTTGTTTTGCAGCGGCTTTGGCTTTGGCCACATCGCCCTGGCAATGCGGGCAGACGTTCGCGGCCCGTAAAATAGATTCTGCGCAATAAGGGCAGGGAAATCGGTCGCCGCCCTGGCCACTGTAAGCCCATATCAGGCTGACCAGCCAGCCGATTAACGTCCAGCCCAAAAAAAGGTTGATGAGCGTGATGGCGCTGACAGCAACGTGCTTTCGCTGCGTTGCGACAAAGGCCGGGATGAAGTAAATAAACAGCAGCAGCACCAGCATGAAGATGCCAAAAATGCTCATGATGACCTCCGATGGCGACACGCCACTTTAGCACCTGAATGAGCGCTATTGGGAGTCGGCTGGCGGCTTGAGTTTGTCGGCGAGC